TTTAGAGATACCCCAATGATTTGGGATTTCATCCCGAGTTCTACATCTGCTCCGTTAACATTCTTTTTGTACCCTGATTGTTTGTGCATCTCACGGTCACGTAGTCTTGGTTGTGTCCAGGCCGTATTGTCATCGATGAAGGATAGAAAGTCCCATGCTTTGGAGAGTAGGCCGTCCCCGATGAGGTATTCTTTCTGTGAGGCGAATACGTAGTTCTTAGAGTTACGCATTAGGAAGTAGTTACGTGCTAGCATAGCACCAGCCTTATAGGAGAAGCCTTTACGTCTAGCCTTAAGTACGACTAAATGTTTGTTTGTTTTTCGGGCGGTATCTACGGCAGTGAAGTACTCGTGGTCTCCGTCGTAGAATGCAGGAAATGTTCGTTCTCTTCTTGCGATCTTGGTACCATCTGCTAGGTAATCGTCTACTACTCTGTCTATTGGGCAGTAGTTAAGATAAAAGTAGTGATATCCTGTTAACCCCTCGTATCCTTCTGTGCATCTTTTCTTCTCTCCATCCCAGTGATCATAATATTCTCTTGTCCCAGGTATGGCATCTGTGTAAAATCCATACTCAAGGTAGTGGCCGGCTGCAGGGGAGTACCTGATACTGTTCTTAAACATTACTGTGAGTACTTATTGGTAACAACCCCACCACGGTTAGGATTATCTTTCTGCTCATGCTTTTGTACAATAGCCTCAAGCTCATCAAGTCCATTTACTACTTTACCCATGTTGGCTAGATTCCCTATGAGGTCCTTAGCGTGATAGATCGGTTTCCCGTTGTCATCCAGTACGTTAAGGTTTATCGTAGCAAAGTATCTCTCTAGTTTGGTTATTGAGTTACGTGCAGATTTAAGAAGTTTTATGGCTGATGTTTCTGAGAGTTCCTTATACTTGTTCACTCCTCCCATTACTTTAGGGGTGAACTTAACCTTCAGATCTTGACTAATCTTAGCCATTCTGTCTTCTTCTTCATACACAGCGTAGGGGGAACGGTGGTCCGTATAGAAGTATATGGCACCCAGTTCGCCGGATTTCAGACCCTTAAATTCATTAATGGTCAATGCGTAGGCGCTTGGGACAACTACATTGTTACTTACTGTTATCAGATCCCTCATTGTGTTTCTGTAGATACTTAAGTCTTCCTGGGTTTACATGGAACTTACCTAAAAAGGGTAGCCGTACAGCTTCAAACGCACCCGCTTTAATCACCTGTGAGGTGTACTTAAATTGGTGCATGACTGCTTCTTCTACTCTTGTTAGTGGTAAGTCATGCCTTGTTGCCAGTTTTTGTATTATCGGTTTGTGCACTTTGTCTTTGCTTTTTAGCAGCTCCTCTGCCTACTTTAACTTTCTTACCATCTTTGCCTATCAAGACTTGTGGCCACTTCTTTTTGGGACAATTGGATGTAGCCCACTTTGCTTTGTGTTCTACAAGGCATCCACATTCTCCACATCTCATGGCTTCTTTCCTGAGGTGTTCACATTCATCACAGGTCTTTAGCCTGTAGTTATACTGTTTCTCTGATACATGTGGTGCTCCTGCCTTTGCGTATTCTGCTACATCTTTAGCAAAATTCTTTAGCATCTGGCCCATCGACGGTAGTTTCTTCTGTTCGCTCATCGTATATAGTTATTACTAAGAACTTTCCCACGCTACTTTGCATTATACTTATATAGTAAGGATCAAAGTAGTAACGGGTTTGTACTATTTCATCTAGTGATCTCAATTGTTACTTTGTTACTAGGCACTAGTATTTGTGCCAGTTTATATCCAGCTTTTCCTTTTACTATTGCTCCCTTGTCCTTAAGTCTCTTTACGTAATTGTTTAGAGTATTTGGATCAAGTATCCCAATTTCATTAGCCACTATCTTCTTAGACTCCGCAGAACAAAATCCATGTTCCGCATTGTCTACAAATTTAGAAAGCACAAGGAGTTCTTTGTCCGTAAGCTCTAGTATTCCATTAAAGACTTGTAGGAACCTAAAGGTGCTGTCAGCTTTTATCTTTATAGTTCTACTCATTATTGAAAATAATTTTAGCCCTACCGTTCTCTAACTGGATGGTAGAGTTCTTTGATTGTCTGTTGAACTCTTCTACGAGGGGCTCCAAGTTTTGCCTTGTACACACAAAAGAGAGGAATACTTCCAGTTCCTTAGTGGCCTGGAGTACCCTCTCTTGTTGTTTCCCTGCTATCGCAGTAGAGTCTCGGAGTTTATCAAACTCCTTAAGTGGTATGGTTACCGTACCGGTCATCCTTGATCAGGAATTACTCCACAGATTGAGAATTCATTTACCATGATGCATTCTATAGCATCAATAGTAACAATGAGTCCTTCGGTATTGGGATGTACCATAACGGTATCGTCCTCTTTGACCATGATACATTCTGGTCCGGCAGCAAGTACCTTAAGAATGTTTGACTGCAGGGACTTCTTTTGGGAGTCCGGTAGAATAATGCCTGCGTCTGTTTGGTCCTTTGATACCAGAGGTAGAACAATCCAATCGCGGGTTGGGATGAAGTTTAGATTTGCCATAATGTTTGGTTTATGACAAATATATAAAACTTTACCTTATATACCCAAATAAGTTACATAATATCTGCAAACTTTTCTGATACTGTAAAACTAGGGCATGCCTTTGAACTGAATTCGTTGTGGCCGTGGATGGTGATGTTCTTATCCTGCACGATACGCAAAGCGAATATGATCTCTCTCATAGACTTCTCCTGTTCTGGAGTCATCGTATCCTTAGGTGTTTTACCATCTGCTTCCACTCCACCCACATAACAGATCCCAATAGAATCTTTGTTGTGGCCTCTAACATGAGCTCCTTGCCTGTCAATAGAACGCCCGATTTCTAGATCACCATTCAACCGTATTAGGTAATGGTATCCGATATCTGACCATCCTCTACCTTGTGGCTTAGGGTCTGTATGCCATTTACGAATAGTTTCTACATCAAAGTCCTGGCCCTCACGGGTAGCAGAACAATGGATTACAATTTTATTAATATCTCTCATAACTATATAATTTTCCCCCTTGGGTTTTGTGTCTAACGCTGGATTTCCACTCGCCGTGTCTAGCCTGTGTGGGGGCATTTCTATCAGCCTATAGCCTAGGTCCCACCCGAGTTTTATACCAACGCACTTTTTGAAACTACCGGGGACGACGTTCACTGACTATGTTGACAGCTAATAGAACCCGATGTCTAGGCCCCTTTTTGGTTACCGAGGGCCGGTCACAGAAGTGGTTTCGTTGCAAATATAGTCAAACTCTTTTTATCTACCTTGCCCTCGATACTTCTTTTTGTAGTTTTTGGATGTTTTACTTGTCGAGTGTCTAGTCTTTGCATGCACTCCAGGACGAGATACGTTGTTTTTAACGTACAAGTTGTTGTTGGTTTTGTTTGCCATGTTGCAAATTTACAACATCTTCTTTATATTTACCCTATGGCTCGTGACTACAAAAAAGAATATCTACGTTTCCAGAAAGACAAATCTGGGTATAGAGCTGCTCTTAATAAGAAGAACAGGGAGAATGGTACCTACGGAAATGGGGATGGGAAAGATGTAAGTCATCAACCAGACGGGAGTACGAAGAGTGAATCTGAAAGTACAAACAGAGGTCGTAACGAAAAGAGCCGTAAGAAGGGTAGTAAAAGAAGATTATTTGGATTATGGGACAGAAGAAAGAAAAGTTGAGGGATACAAATAAGTGGCAATCTAGAGTTCAAAGCGATGCTCCTGAGCTATTCAAGGTTATGAGCAGGGTTAGATACCTGAATCAAACTATGGACATCCATATAGACTTACCAGATCACCACTGGACTAAACTTCCTCGCTAGTAGCGGGGATTTTTTTTGAGAAAAATTTTTTGAAAATTGGGTAGTTTGTGAGAGTGTTACCCAACTCAATCCAAGACCCCACCTACAATGCGTGATTAGGGGGTCCCCCCCTATGTCTACAACTAAACACCCAGAACTAATGGAACCTATGACAGCCCAGATGCCTGACACCACCTTGTGGTTCATCTGCATCATCGCCTTCGTGTGCATGGCACACTTCATCTACACTGCTACTATGAGCGAAGAAGCACAGAGCACACGTGCTCTTAAAAAGCTGCGACGAGACATCAATCGAAGACGTAGCTTCCAAGACAAGTACTTGGATAAGCTGGACTCAGAGATATGAGAGCCGTGCCCTAACGGGCACTCTCTCACTATCACACTCAATCAATAACCCTTTCCTTAATGCGTGTGTAGGCTAACCTCTCCTGCACACAACTACGTTATGCGTACATTTCTCGCGGTGCTCAAAGAGCGCCATCCCAATGCTGTCTCTGCACAGCCTGTCGTCGGACCTAATGGTGCCTTCGTATCCGTCACACTTGCTGACGGCAATAAGCTAACCTTCCCTATCGGGAAGAAAAGCTACACGCTTGGTGAGCCCATCGACCTGAAGAGCCTCAACGCTCTGATTGCAGAAGATGGTCAGCTCATCGCTACAGCCAACGTCTACTCTGATGCTGGTGTAGCTGTTAGCCTGTAAGTCATAGGGGAGCTCCGGCTCCCCTTTCTTACACCTCTCGGGCCGCTCCCTAATCAAGTAAGAAGCTTAATGCTTCTGCTTGAAGAGGTAACACACTCAATCAACAACAATAACATTCACTATCACCGGTTCAGGTATTTGTTATTGTCTACTACTCTTTACACTCAATCAATGACCCTTCCTTT